CGGTGATGGTCTGCCGGAGGACGGTGTCGATGATGTATTCGGTGCCCGAGTCGCCGGGCGGCGTGCCGTCGGCGGGAATCCAGCTCGGGCCGGGCGATTGGACGTAGGTCGTCGGCGTGCCGCCGAGGTAATAGACCGGCGTACGCGGCCCGGTGCCGCCGCTCGGGCCGCCGCCGCCGCTCGTCGAGATGGCGGTCCCGCTGCCGCCCACCGACCCGGCCCACTGCTTGTAGGTGTCGCGCCACTGCGGCGCCGCGCCCGGCGTCAGGCTCTCGACCGCGGTGACCGTCCACTCGACGGCGTTCTCGCTGGGGTTGCCGCCGTTGACGTCGGTGATGAGGAAGGTGCCGTTGAGGTTGCGCTTCGGCAGGGTGATGGTCTGCCACTGGCCGGGCAGCAGCCCGCGCTCGCGGGTGCGGTAGGTGACCGTGCGGGGCACCAGCAAGTGCATCGCCAGATACGCCTGGGCCGCTTGCAGCGCGAGGTTGTAGTCGGTGATGTCGGCGGCCGAGACGACCGCCTCCCAGATGCCGTGGGTGGCTTGTTCGCCCGTGTTCTCGGCGATCGCGACGCTCGTAAGCGCAGCATCGGTGCCCTGCGCGAGCGAGGTCAGCGGCACCGAGCCCTCGCCATACCAGCGGGCGTGGGCCCCGGTCGTCGAGACGCCGATGGAGTTCCCGCTGGCGCCGGCGCTGACGGACGTAACTTGGATCACCGCCTGGCTGCCGCCCGAGGCGGTGACCTGACTGTGCTTCGTCATCGACGCCGCGTAGTTCCCGCCCGACAGGTTGATCGCCGCGAGCAGCGTGTTGATGCTGGTCAGCGCGTTCGCGCCGACGGTGAGGTGCCCGTCGGCATCCGTCAGCGTGGCCTGGTAGGTGTAGGTCTTCGACCCGACGACCACGGTCTCGCCATCGGCGAAATTCTGGTCGGCGCTCAGGAAGGCGTAGGCCGCAATCGCCGCCGAGGTGAACTGCACGATGACGCGATTCGCATAGGCGTTGCGGGTCGGCTCGGCGGTGACGTCGCCGATGGCGTGCCGGTCGCCCGCGATGACGTCGAAGGGCGCGTGTTCGGAGGAGGGGAGAAACATCCGCGCTTGCAAATGCGAATCAATCTCCCAGACGTAGCCGCCGGCGAGGCCCGCGATCGTATCGAGCACGTCCCGCACCAGCGCGTAGTCGCAGGGCACCGCGGGCAGCACCGGGCCGTCGACCTGCGTGGCGTTGACGACGACGCCGGGCATGTAGTGCGCGACGAGCGTCGTCAGCATCGACTTGAGCGTGCCGCTGACGAGGATTTCCTTCGCGTAGCGGCGCTCCGTCATCTGGTCGAACGAGACCGCCGTGACCTCGGTGTAGATCGGCGTGCCCGGTTCATCGAGCATCCCGCGCTCGCGCGGCGTGATGGTGTAGCCGCCAAACAGCGCGCGCTCCGCGACGCCGCCGCTGCCGGCCGTCGTCGTCGCCAGCGGCACCGAGAACTGGGTGGGGCTCAGGACCGTGCAGCGCATCGTGCTGTTGATCGTCGACGGCACGTTGCCGGTGACGGCGCCGACGTTGACCATCTGCCCGCTGACCAGGCCGTGCGTCTCGGTCGTCGTGATGGTCGTCGGGTTCCCGGCGGTGATGGTCTTGATCGGAATGCGTTCGTAGACGCCGACCGAGTCATCGAGCTGCGGCCGATATGAGGCGTCCTTCGAGAAGACCTTGCCGACAAACCGGTTGCGCCCGCTCGTGGTGAGCTGCATCTGCCACCCGAGCTGCAACGGGTGGAGCACGCCGGCAATGCTGAAGGCCCAGGTGCTCATCGCGTCAGGCCGTATTCCTGGACGACGACGGGGATATGCGGCACCACGACTTCCGCGAGGGTGCGGCCGTCCGGCATCATCACGTGGACGTGAATCGGGACGGTGCTCGCCGTCCGACCGCCGCGCGTGCCGTTCGCCCCCCCGAAGGAGACCGCCTCCGGCCCCGCCTCGCCGGCCAGGAAGTACGTCGGCTTGGTCACGTAGTAATCGCCGCCGGCGGCCTGCGCGCCACCGTAGGCCGGCGCCGGCGTGTCGGCCGGCGCATTGCTCGGCGGTACGTAGCGCGGCGCAATGGTTGGGGTCGCGGTGGTGCCGCTGAGCGTATGCAGGGAATCGATCAGATCCTTGAGCGTCTTGTTCAGCGTCTCGAGCGAGGTCTGCATCGACTCGCCGAATTTGATCTGGTTGATGTCGGTGATCTTGTTGCCGTTGGCATCGAGCAGGAGCCCTTGATCGATGAGCGCCTGCGCCGCCGGCTTCATGTTCTCCGGCACGTCCTGGCCGTACTTCATCGACTGGTCGATCACGTTCTGCACCGACGTCCCGAGGTCCGAGAGCGCGAGCTTCCCGTCCGCGCCGGTCGTCGTCAGCACCGCGCCGAGATCGACGCCGCCGCGCTGGAGCTCGTCCATGTCGTCGATGAGCGACTGGAATTCATCGTGGATCTTGGCGCCCTGGAACCCTTGCCCCATCTGGTCGAGCGTCAGGTTGTATTTCTTCGCGAGGGTGTCGAGTTGCTGATAGGTCGGCTTGCCGTCGCCGCTCATCTTCCCGAGGAGCGCGACGTTGTCCGCGGAGAGTTTCCCGGCCTTCGCGAGATCGTTCAGGTAGGGCAGCATCGAGGCGTCGATGTTGCCGCCGAAGGACTGGATCTGCTGGAAGACGTTGCCGGCGTCGGTGTCGAATTGCGCGGTGGCTTTATCCGCGGCGGCGAGCGCCGCGGTGATCTTGTCGATCGCGGCCTGCGCGGCCTTCGGGTCGCCCTTCGCGGTGCCCTGCGTGAGTTGCTTCCAGAGCGTTTCGCCCTGGCCAGTGGGCAGCGCGTCGAGCTGGGCGTGCAGCGCATCGAAGCCGCCCTGCGACTTGGCGAAGTCCTCGACCGCTTTCCGGCCGGCGGTCAGATTGCGGATAAACCCCGTGAGCGCGCCTGCCGCCGCGCCGACGGCGGCGCCCCACGGCCCGAAGGCGGACCCCGCCTCCGCGCCAGCCATCGCGCCCTTGAAGGCGCCCGCGGCCTTGCCGCCGGCATTGGCGGTGGCGGCCCACACGTTCATCGCGCCGCCGGCAATCGCCAGGCCGCTCGAGATGCCGGCCGCGGCTTTCTCGGTGGTCGAGGCGTGACTGCTAAAGAGCGCACTGGCGATGCCCGCGCTGCCCGACCACTCTTTATTCGCCGCCGCGGCTTGATGCAGCCCGTTCGCGATGCCGCCGAAACTCGAGAGCGCCGAGGCCGCCGTCGCGTGGCCGGTCGACTGCGCGATCGACGCGACTTGATTGAACGCCTGCCCGAGTTGCCCCATCGCGCGGATATCCCGCGCCGCCGCCTCCTCGATCGTTTTCGCGCCCTCCTTGAAGCCGTCGCCGACCTTCTCGCCAATCTCGCCCATGCCGCTAAAGCCGGCGGTGATCTTCTTTTGCAGCGCGTCGATCTCGGCATTGATCAGCACGGCGGCCGGCAGCGTGATCGTCTTGATGGTTTCGCCGAGATGTTCGAAGGCCGCGGTGCCCTCGGTGACTTTGGGATCGAGCTCGCCGAAGCGCACCGCGAGATCGACGAGCATGGGATCGAGTTTCGCGCCCTCTTTCCACAGCTTGCCGACTTCATCGGCCAGGCGCTTCTGATCGTCGGCACTCAGCTTGCTCGCGCCGCCGAGCTTGGCGACCGCCTCAGCGAGATTGCGCGCTTCCTCGTCGGCTTTGGTATTGCGGATCTTCTCCTCGAGCGCGGTGACGGCTTCGGTGTGTTTCTTGACCGCCTCGGCGGCCGCCTTCTGCGCGTCCTCGTATCTCTTAATCGCCGCTTCGGACGCGCCCAGCCATTTCGCGCTGTCGGCGGTCGTCTCGTTCGCGGCCATCGCCGCATCGAGATACTTTTTTTCCTCGGCGTTGAGCGGCGCGAGCGCGTCGCGCGTCAGCGATTTGAGATGCAGCGCCAGGCGATCGGCATTGCTGATCCCGCCGGTGGCGGCGGCGTCGGCGGCCGGCGCGACTTTGCCCCAGCCGGCCGTCACCTCGCCAATGCTCGCGCCGACTTTCTTATTCGCGGCGGCCGTCTCGTCGGCCTTCGCGTTGATCTTGTCGATCGCCGCGGCAATCACCGCGGCGTCGTCGCCCATCAACGAGCGCCAGCCGGCATAGACCACGCCGAAGGTATTCGCCGTGAACGCCTTCATGCGCGTTTCGAGATGCGCGAGCTCCACCTCGAAATCGTGCGCCGACTTGATCGTGGACTCGGAGATGATCGCGTCCTTGGGGACCTCGTCCATCTTCTCGCGCAACTGCCCGAGCATCGGCACGAGCTGTTTCCCGAGCTTGCCGCCGAACAGATCGGCCGCCGTGGCCGCCTTCGTCATTGGGTCATCGAGGCGCCCGGCCGCCTCGGCGACTTCCAAAAACGCCTCTTTCGGCCCGGCCGCGATCAGCGTCTTCACCGACAGCCCGAGCGCCTCGACCGCCTCCGTGGCGTTCTTGTCGCCGTGCGCGAGCTTCGTCGAGAGTTGCTCAACGCCGCGCGCCATCGTCTCGGTATCGACGCCGAATTCGGCGCCGACATACGAGAGCCGTTGCAGCCCGTCGGTCGTGATGCCGGTCGCGCGGCTCAGGTCCTCGAGCGCGGCGGCGTTCGCCACCGCCTCTTTCGTGAAATCAAAGGCTTTCTTAAAGAGCTCGATCGCCCCCTCGGCCGTCAGAAATTTCGTGACCAGGCCGCCGAGCGCGCCGGCGAAGTCGCCGAGTTGCCCGCCCCCCTCTTTCTGTTTCTCGGCGAGGTCCGTGGCGGCTTTCGCAATTTCTTGAATGGCCGCCGGCGCCGTCTGGCCGAGCGCCTGGAATTTCGCTTGCGCCTCGAGCGCGGTGGCGCCGACGCGCGCAAGTTCCGCGTCGGTGAGTTTCAGAAGGCCCGCCGTAGTCCCGCCCGCCTCCCCGAGCCGCGTGACGGCCTCGGCGGCGATCGTCGCTTGCTGGATGACCTTGACGCCGGACAGGGCGTTGCTGACGTTCGTCAGGCGGGTTTCGACCTTGGCGCCGTCGGCTTCGAAGTTCTTGAGCGACACCTCGGCCTGCGCCACCGCCGCGGTGAACGACGTGAAGTCCGCTTCGAACTTGCCGGAGATCGGCATTGGTGTCTACCCCAGATCGTCAGGATCGTGCGCGCGCTCGACCGCCGCATCTTCGTCGCGCAGCTGCTCGAGCAAGACTTGATAGATGTCGGGGTCTAGCTCAGTGACCCACTCATACCGCCAGCGACAGCGACGAGCGATGGCGAGGTTGCTGGCAATGCGCTCCCGCCACCCTGGCCGTTTTTTTCCGCCTCCCGCAGCTGGTCCTGGGCCGCGACGTGCGTCTCGACCGCGACGCGGATTTCCTGAAAGTCCAGCGGGTCGAGTTGCCGGAGGATGGACCGCACCTCTTCGCGCGGTTTATCGCGAATCTCGACGTGGACGCCGTCCTCATCGGTGAGCGACCAGTCGAGGAGATAGGCGAGCACCATCGCGATCCCGATCTCGAACGGGTTGGCCCGCATGGTGGTTTCGCCGGGGAGCGGCGCGCTCGCCATCGCCGCGAGCTGGTCCGTCTGTTCGCCGAAATTCAGCCGACGTTTGACGGTCAGCGTGTCGCCGTTCGAGAGCTTGAGCGTGGTGGTCTGCGGGGAGACGAAGCGTGAGGGCATACCAGTCCTGTTACTGTTCCGGGTCGGCCAGGGGCACGGTCAGCGCCGTGCCGGTGATGACGAGCTCGCCGGCGACCGGGAAGCACCAGCGTCCCTGGTCGCGCGGCGCCGTGAAATAGAGCGGGGTCCGGCGCGAGGCGTAGCCATTGAGCGACGCGAGCGTGGCGGTCAAGGTCCACCCGTTCGCGTCCTTCACAATGCGCCACCCGCGCAGATCCGCGGCGGTTTGATACCCCCACACGAGGGTCGCCGCCGGGCCGTGCAGCTGAAGCGACCGAAACATGGCCGGCCCCGATCAGGGCACCGGCACGGTCGGAATCGTCCACGGCCCGGCGGCGGCGAACGTCCCGGAGAGTTTCGGCGCCGCGAGCGTGCAGTCGATGTCGGCGTCCATGTAGGCCGGCCCGGAGAACACGAGGCTCGGCTCGAAGGAGTTGTGGCCGAGGGCGAGCTGCCCGGGCGCGGTGCCGGTCGCCGCGGCGGCAATCAGCGAGAGCTCGGAGCCATTGAAAAATCCGGCGAGGCTGCCGCTGATCTCAGGGATACCCGGCACGAAGACGTGGTTAGGGTCTTGGAAGCAGGTGACGTCTTCCTTCGTGGTCTTGAGGCTCAGCTTCCACGAATTCAGGCTGGCGATGGTTTTGAGCGTCACCGGCGAGCCTGCCACCGCGTTCCACTTCACCGTGCCGTACCGTCCGGTCTTGATCATCTGCGTACCCTCTTCTGGTGTCCGTCGTGACCCTGTGGGGGATCCCTGACTCGGTTGATGTGACGGCGGGCCCCACCGCCGTGAACGGGTTGATCGCCATCTGCAGTCGATACTGGCCGCCGCGGCGCCACCAGCGCAGCGACGGGTCGACCTCGTCGACTTCCGTGCGGCCCGGCAGCCGGGTTTCGCGAAACATGGCGATCGGCACGTAGCCCGGCGCGCGCGACGGCGAGCCGAGCGGGAGCACCTGATCGTCAAGCAGGGCGTCGATGCGCGCGCCGGCGCCCTTGATGTTGCCGTGCGTCGTGCTGAGCATCCGCGCTTCGACGAGATAGAGGATGTCTTCGATCGCGCGGCCACCGAAGACCGCCTCGTCGACCGCGTCGACGACCGAGACGATGACAAACTGCAGCGCGCCGGGCGGCGCCTCGTCGATGTAGATCCCGTTCGGACAGAGCGCCAGGAGCGCCACGTCGGAGGCGAGATACGCGACGAGCGCGTTATCGATGTCGGACGAATCGCGGGGGGCGCGGCTCATGGTGTCCCGCTCACGCTCAGGCCTTCGCGGCGCAGCAGATCCGCGAGCGTGTCCCACATATGGCGCCGCCACTTCTGGTAGCGCGGCTCGAACACGTGACCGGGCGGCATCGATCCGCGATTGGCGCCGATGGCGGTATGCCGCACTTGCGACCCGTGCTCGAAGTACCGCGCCTCTTTCGACGTGTTGCGCAGGACGACGACGACCCCGGCGGCGCTCGCGATGGGCGTCGTGACCTGGACGTGATCGCGCAAGTTCCCGGTGCGCCGTGGATAGGCGGCGACGATGTCCGCCTTCGCGCTCTCGGCCGCCGCCTGCACCAGGCCCGTCGCTTCACCGACGAGCGTCGCCGGCAACGCGCGCAGCGCGGCGCGGAGTTCCTCGAGCCCCTCAAAGCGGACGTGCGCCGCCATTACTGGGCCACCTCCGTCACGAGCAGGACGGTTTCGACGCCGGCCCCTTCGGTGTCGTTGACATCGAGCACGGTCCCGGTGTGCGCGATGCCGGCGCGGTCCGTCCACTGGATGCGCGTCGGCAGCAACGACGAGATCTGCGGATGGAAGCGGCCGCTGAAGATGTAGGTCGCGTGCGACAGCACGGTCGACGCGAAGTGCTTCTCCGACTGTTGCACGCTCGCCTTCTCGATGGCGCAGCGCCAGGTCGGCGGAGTGAGCGGCACGTAGGTCTGCGTGTAACTCCCGTCGCCGTCCATCGCAGGCGGTCCCGGGTTCGACAGCGTCGCGAGCTGGCGCAGCGACCCGATCTCGATCGCTACCATCGGGCCCCTCCGGCCAGGCTGTCGGCGACGCCCTCGGGCCAGTGCATCTCGCGCAGCAGCTGCGAGGGATAGGCCGAGTACTTGAAGCCGTCCAGCATCATCTGCACGCCGTAGGGGAGCTCGAGCACGGCGCCGCGGCGGGCCTCGTGCACAGCGGCGCGGAACGTATCGAAGTGCGCGACGAGATAGCAGAGCACGCCCCGCACGAGCGGCGGGATCGCTGTCATCGACGCGCCATAGCCGCAGGTATACGAGATGCGCACGGCCGCCGTCTGGGGCCGCGCCTGCGGCCAGTTGGCCCCGTAGAGCGGCTCGACGAAGCCCCGGCGCGCGTAGTCGCCGACCGGCGCCGTGTAGGCGAAGAGCGGCGCCGGCGGCGAGCCGCCGAGGCTCGAGTGCCAGGCGCCGGTCGTGCCATCGACATAGCGCACGTCGAGCACTTTCTGCAGCGGCGGCCGCGGTAGTTCAATGCGCGCGCGCATCCCGCTCGCCCCGACAAACGGGAACGCATCGAGCCACGCTTCCCGCGTCGCCGTGAGCAGCTGCCGCCCGGTCTGCTCTTCGAAGTAGGAGGCCGCGGCGTCGATGTAGACCGCCGTCAGGACGTCGTCGACGGTGCCGAGCGCGCGGATGTGCTGCTTGGCGTAGTCGAGCGTCAACGCCGAGACCGGCGGCGAGCCGGCCGCGACCGTGCTCACGAGCGAGTCGGTGATGCGGAGCTCGGTCTGCCTCATGCCGCACTCCGCTTCGTCCCGTAGACCAGCCGCATCCCGAGCGGCGCCGTGTTCGGCGTCGCGAACCGCTCGAAGGTCTGCCCGTGCGTGCGTTCGAAGGTGTCCCAGGCCTCCGCGACCCCCGGGCTGTCCGGGTTGTCGTAGTCGTCGCCGGCGACCAGGCCGCCCTCCCGCACGTGCGGCCACCAGGCCGCCAGGTCGGCGGCGCAGCCCTCGCGCGAGTGGTCGGCATCGATGTAGAGGTAATCGATCGGCCCGTCCCGCCACGCCGCCGCGGCCTCGGCCGTCGTGGCCAGGATGAGGCGCACCCACGGCGCGACGCCGGCGGCCTGCAGGTTCGCCGCGCACATGGCGAGCACGCCGGACTCACCGGAAAAGACGGGGTTCCAGCTGTCGACGCAGACCAGGTGCCCGCCCCACGTACGCAGGAGCCGCGTCAGCCCGATCGCCGACGCCCCCTTGTGCGTCCCGAGCTCGACGCAGACGCGCGGCCGGTGCGCCTCGACCAGGGCGAGAATCTTCTCGCCGTGATGAAACCAGCCGGCCGGGAGGTCCTGCAGCTCAGGACGCATGGAGGACTCCCGCGGTGAGCTGCGCGAGGCGGTCGTCACGGACCGCCCCATAGGTCTGCGCGTCGCCGTCCACCTCTGGCCAGGCGCGATACCACCCGGTGTCGATGCGCGGCCGCTGGATCTTGACGAGCGCCTCGTCGCGACTCTTCGTCACGTAGTGATTCACCAGCAGCCCGCTGTCGTTGACGCGATGGCTGTCGCCGTTGGCCAGGCGCAGATGATGCGGGTCCAGGAAGGCCCGCACCTGCGACGGGCGCGCGATCGACTTGCCGCCATGCGCGTAGGCGTGATGCGGATGGTCGTCGGCCGCGCGGGTACGGAACGCCTGCACCACGGAGCCCGCCGGGCGGGTCAGGTGCCCGCCGTAGCCGAACATGCGCCACGGCGCCCAGACCGCGTCGACCGCCGGCGGCTGCGCCGCCAGGACATCGAGGACGCGCCGGCCGTCGGGGTGATAGAGAAACTCGTCGACGTCGAGAAACGCCAGCCAGTCCGCCGCGCCCCGCAGCAGCCCGTGCCGATAGGCGGCGAGCTGGACGCCGCGGCCGGGCCACGGCTCGACCACCACGTCGATGCCGAGGCCGTCGAGCCCGCCATCGGTCGACTCGTTGTCGTAGAGCCAGAAGCGCGTGACGCCCTGCGTGCGGTAGTGCGTCAGCCACTCCGCGAGATACAGCCCTTCGTCGCGGACGATCGCGCAGACATGCAGCGTCGTCATCGGAGCGCCTCGAGGTGCTCGGGGTACGCGGCCAGGCGGAAGATGAACGACGCCGTGTCGATGTGCTGCCAGCGCACGCCGAGCAGCAACAGCACGTGAATCACGCGCCAGTCCCACGCAAATTCCTGGAACGGAAACCCGTGCGGGAACGCGGTGCGCAGGACGGTCGTGCGGAAGAGCGGCTGGCCGAGATCGATCTGCGACCCGGCCGGCGGCGCCGTGCGGAGCTCGCGGAACGCGGCGTACTGGCAGGAGGCGTAGACGAAGCCGAGATCGGGGTCGCGGTCGAGCGCGTCGACGAGCGGTGAAAAATGGTTGGGCAGATACGCGTTGTCGTCGGAGAGAAAGCAGACGAACTCGCCCGCCGCGGCCCGCAGCCCGTCGAAGGCCGGGCTCATGCCCCAGTCGTTCGCGCGGTCCGACCGGCGCAGATGGCGCACCCGCGGGTCGTCGAGGCCGGCGACGATCGCGTCGATGCGGTCTTCGATCGCCGGGCCCGGCGCGTCGGACACGACGAGCTGCTCGTGATCGGCGCACGTGCTCTGCTTGGTCGCCCGCAGACACCGCGCGAGGCAGTCCATGCGGTCGTAGACCGTCGTCACGATGGTGACGCGGGGCGTCATGCCGCCACCTCGGCGCGCATGACCGTCAGCACGGTCTGGAGCCGCGCCGCGTAGGTGTCGTCGGCGAGCGCCACCGCGCAGCGCCCGCGCAGGCGCTCGACCTCGTCGGCCTCGGCCGCGAGCAGGGTGCGCACCAGGGCGACACACTCAGCCGGACGATCGAAGGTCGGCAGGTCCGGCACCCGGGCGAGCTCGGGGCGCCATTCGCTGACGACCAGCGCGCCGCAGGCCAGCGCCTCATAGATGCGCGGGTTCATCGCGGTCGCGGGGATCGCGTTGCGGTTGAAGTGGTGCCGATCGCGGAAGACGTTCACCACGATCCGCGTGCTCTGGTAGTAGCGCGCCGTCTCGCACGCGATGATGCCCGGGCTCACGCAGCGCCGCGCCACGTCCGGGTCGTCCCACGCGCCGCCCACGACGTAGTCGAGGAGGCCGGCACGGGCGAGCGCGCCGAGCACGGCGTCGCGGGTCGGGTTGCCGCCGCCGATGAAGCCGACGCGGAACGGCCGCTCGAGGCCGGCCGGCTGGTGCACGTGCGGGTCGTAGCAGACCGGCAGCCGCGCGGCGCGCGGGTGGCGGTCGAGCGTCGCGACGTCATTCACGAACACGTGGTCAAAACGCGACGACCAGGCCGCGGTGTCGTCGACCTCGTAGGGCTCGTCGAGGAGCCACACGGCCGTCGGCACGCCGAAGCCCTTGAGGTTGTAGAACCGCTGCGCGAAGCGGCGGCCGTGGACGACGAAGATGAGATCGGGCGCGAAGGTCTCGATCTGGAACGCGAGGTCGGGCGCCGCCCAGTCGGCGTGCGCGTAGGCGAGGCCGAGATCCGCCGCGGCGTGCGCGAGCCCCTCGGTGAACACGTCGCCGCACGAGAGAAACTGGTAGTCGACGCCGAAGACGCGCGTCATGCGACCCGCTCCGTCGCGACCGCGAGCGCGTCCTCGAGCGCCACACACGGGAACGCCGTCAGCACCGTGCGCCGCGAACAGTTCAGCACCTCGACGCCAATCTCTGCGAGCGGCGCGACGATGGTCTCGAAGGCCGCGCGCATCTCCGCGTAGGGCGACGGCACCAGGCTCGGATGCTCGCCGAACCAGTGCGTCCGGTCGCCGTCGGGCCCCAAGTCGTAGCCGAGCAGCAACACGCGCGCGGCGCCGAGATGCACGGCGAGGTTGACCGCCTGGTAGCCGCTGTTGTGGCCGGCGCGCAGCCCCGTCGGCGCGAGCTCGAGCCCCGTCCAGCCGGTGTTCTCGAGGACCTGGACGTCGGGCCAGGTGATCGGAATCGACCCGGCGAGGCCGTACTTCGGGCCGGGAAACGACGGCACGCCGGCGTGCCAGCTCCACCACTGCTGGTCACACGCGTAGAGGATGTCGGCCCAGGGCGCGAGCCGGTAGGCGTCGTTGATGGCGATCACCCGCGCACGGCCGCGGACCGCCGTGACGTCATCGAGCGTGAGGCTCGGCCCGCCGCCGAGGCAGACGATCGTTGCGCCCGGCCACAGACGCGGCACGGAGGGCCTCACGCGTACGTCCTTCCGGGCGGCCCAGGCTCACCCGCCGGCCCGCGCGGACCGGCCGGCCCGGCCTTCCCCTCGGCCCCCTGGCGGCCCGCCTTGACGGCCAGGCGCCAGGCCCCGGAGCCGTCGCCCGGTCGCTCCTGCGCCCCGTGTGTCGCCCGTTGGGCAATCCAGAACGACCCCGCGTGCGTCACGCCGGCGCCGCGCGCGTAGCTCTGGTCGGGCTTGAAGACACCTTCGTCGAGCGGCACGGGGAAGGCGAGCCGCTCGCCGCCGGGCACCGGGGTCCCGTCGGCGCGGACGAACCGGATCGTGCGGTCGTCGAGCGGCTCGACCCGCAGCGTCTCGAGCGTGCCGTCGCGGCCGTGAACGCCATCCGCGCCCCGCTCGCCGGGCTCACCTCGGGCGCCTGGCGCGCCATCGCGGCCGGCCACGCCCGGCTGCCCATCGCGTCCCGGTGTGCCTTCGGGACCGGCGGGGCCGGGCGGCCCGTCCGCGCCGCTGGCGCCAGGCGGCCCGGGGGGCCCAGGGACGGCGCTGCGCGCTTCGAGGACGGTGAGCCGTTCGCAGAGCGGCGCCGTCGCGCTGCGCACAGCCACGCTGATCACGTTCGCGAGCCGCTCGCTCTCGGTCATGCCGCGAACTCCTTCAGCACCAGGTCGAGGACCTCGTCGTAATCGACGGCGACGGCCTTCGCCGGGGGCCCGTCTTGCGGCGCGCCATCCTGCGGCGGCGGCGGTGGCCCGGGCGTCACCGGCGGTTTGACGTTGTCGCTCCCGAGCTTCTCGAGCGGCCAGTTCTGTTTTTGCAGATAGACCTGGTCGCCGCCCGGCACGGGTGGCAGGTTGAACTTCGCGCGCGCGTCGTTCGGCTTGTAGATGCCGCCGATCACGCCCTTCGTCGCGACCTCCATCCGTTGCACCGAATCCATGCGATCCAGCGCCTCGATGTCGAATTCGACTTCATAGGGCGTTTTCAGCTCGAGGCCTTCCGTCAGGCAGAGCTCGAGCGATTCGAAGTGAATCTGCAGGCACTGGCCGTAATAGAGCTGCCCGAGCGCCTCGACGTTGTTGTAGCTGGGCAGCGGCCCGACGCCGACCATGAACGGCGGCACGTGGTAGACGCCGCAGATCTTCTCGTCGCCCCAGTGCAGTTGATCGATCAGCTGCGCATCGACCGCCGACATCACCGGCGGCTTCTCGAAGGTCAGCCCATCGCCGAGGACCGCGACCTTGCCGATGTTCTTTTCGCCGGCGTAGTTCTCCTGCCAGTACTTCTCGAGTCGCGCCGCGGTCTCGGCGCTGATTTGCTTGGGCGCCGTCAGCACGCCGCCGATCTGCGACCCGTGCTTGAAGAGCTGCGTCGCGTTGTTGATGATCGCGAGGCCTTCCATCGCGGCATGGCCGCAGGCGTAAATCGGCGACAGCCCGACGAGCGGGTGATAGAGCGCATACATCGTGTCGTGGATGAGTTCGCTCGCGGGGACGACGACCGAGGCCTCGGTCACGCCGGCCAGCACGTCCTGCTGCAGCGCGTAGTAGACGTCGCCGGCGGGCGTCACCATCGGCTGCACGCGCATCGGGTCGAGCAGATAGAGATCGGTCACGACCCCGCGGCCGTCCCGCACCTTCAGCGCGTACGCGTTGCCGCGCAGCAGCTTCGAGAGCACCCACGACTCGTAGAACTGAATGCGGTTCTGGAAGTGATTCGGCCGCCGCAAGACCGGCGAGTAGGCGGCGTTGTCGACTTCGGTCTCGATGTCGTCACTGTCCTCCTGGACGAGCTTCGGCCGGCACTTCGCGATGTCGCCGGCGATGAGCGTCACGCAGGACCACACCGTCGGATGCGTCGCCGCCTCTTCGACGCCGACGACGATGCCGCGCTGCCAGGCGCCGGCGAAGCTCTCACGGATGACGGGCCACCAGCCGCCAGAGATATGCGTAATGAGATCGGTCGGCGGCGCGGCTTTCTCGACGCCCAGCCAGCGACGGAGGGCGGTCCGGGGGGAGAGCATCAGTCTTCAGCGCGCAGGTCGCGCCGCTTGTGGCGGCCGACGGGCGGGGTGGAGGCGGGATCGTCGTCGACGCGCTCCGCGGCGCCGACGCTGATAAGCACGTCGCCGGCATCTTCGGTCGCTTCGAAGACCTCGCCGGGGAGCTGCCCTTGCGGGCATTCCTTCAGCGCGCGGTACTTGCGGAGAGTGAAGTTATCGAGTGGCATGTCGTCGCCCTCAACGCAGGGGACGCCCGCGTCGACCATCCACCGAGCGCGGCAGACGGCCGACGCGCGCCCTGGGAATTACGCCTTGTAGGCCGAGTTGTAGATATAGCGGGCCGCCTGCGGGCGGCGCAGCTTCCAGTTGATCTCGCGCGTGGCCTTCAGGCCCAGGAGGCCCGCCTGCCAGAACGAGACGAGCGAGGCGCCCGTACCGCTGATACCGCTCTGCGCCGAGCCGGAGTCGACCATCTCGACCGACGCCTGGTCGCTCGCATCCACCGTCACGACGCCATCGTCGGCGAGGTACACCTCACCGGCCTTGACGGCGACGATGATGTTCGAGACCGGTGACCCGACCCCGACCATCGCGGTCGTCGTGATGACCGGGAAGCCGAGCAGGTTGCCGCCCTGCATCGTCAGGCCCGGGAAGACCGGGTTGCCGAGCGAGGTGATCATCAGCGAGATGTTCAACGCGTCGACCGTCGACATGATGAGCACGATATCTTCGGGCGACAGGTTGGCCGCGGCGAAGGTGGCGAGCAGCGTCGCCAGGTCGGTGCGCAACTGCGCCGCGCTCGGGCCCGTCGGCAGGATCGGCGTCGTCCCGTTCGTGATCGACGCCGGCGACACGTTGGCGACAGCCGCCTTCGCCGGGTCGATGAAGTCGCGATCCTGTTTCGCGATGATGGCCGCGGCGATGTCGTCGCGCACTTTCGCTTCCGCGCTCGGGTTCGAGAAGCGGATCTCTTCCTTGGTCAGCACGGCGAGCGCCGCGATTTTCGACCAGGTCAGGGAGGTGAAGAAGCTGGTCGCCTTGCTCAGCAGCGCCGGCAAGCCCTCTCCCACCCAGTTGGCCGTCAGCCCCGCCGAGAAGCCGCTCACGCGGGTGTTGAACGGCACGCGCCGCAGACTCGGATACGTGGTCCCGTTCTGCGTCGTGCCGAACTTCCCGAGAATCGTCCCCGGGCGCAGGAACGTGATGAAGTCGTCCATGATGTTGTACGGCACCATTTCCGACGCCCACCCGCTCACCGACGTCGCGCCGGCCCCGACGGCGGCCTTGGTCATGTAGTCGATCATCTTCACGAGCGGCACGGCGTCGTCGCCGTAGCTTTGCCGCGCGTACTCTTTCGCCTGCAGCTCGTTGCCGCGCGCCATCGCCATACACATCGCGGTGCGCGCGAACAGGATGCCGGGCTCGAGCTTCTTCGGCAGCACCATCACGCCCGTGCGGGACGTCGACGCGGTCTCGATCGTGGTCCCGTGGACCGGCACGGCCGCCTCTTTATCGCGCTTCTCGGCCGCGCGCAGCCGCACGAGCTGCCCGTCGATGTCCTTGACATCGAGCGCGAGCCCGTCGTGCTCGTCCTTCTCGGCCTCCGTCAGGGTTTCGCCGGCGTCGCCGGACTTTTCCAGCAGTTCGTCCATGCGCGCGGTCTTCGCGGCGCGCGTCGCTTCCCAGCCGCTGATCTGTTCACCGTATGTTTTCTTGGCCATCGGAGATTTCCAGCGCATCGAGACGACGCGCGGTGAGTCCGAAACGCCGGACAGTGAACGGGGGACCAGGCGCGCGCGCGGGCCTGACGCGGCCGCGGCGCTGGTGTCGTAGGCACGGATCGTCTGAATCGACGCGTCGGCATTCGCCGGAATCGTCACGGCACTGAGCTCGAGCCACTGCCACCGCAGGAAGTGAAAGCCGCCGGTGACCTTGTCGTAGCTCTCCTCGAGCGCCATGAACCCGATCGACAGGCCGCGCACGAGCCCGAGCGCGATCGACTGCCACGCCATGTCGAGGCGATCTTTCAGCACGCCGGGCACGTCGGTCTTCGCGATCTGTGCCGTGATCTCGATCGCGTCGCCGACCTGGTGCGCCTGCGTCACCATGCCGATCGGGGACTTGCTGTCGTGCTGCCAGAGGAGCGGGAGCGGGAGCGCGAACTCGGCGCCGGCGGGTTCGACCACGTCGCCGTAGCGGTCGGTGGAGGCAGAGGTCGCGACGCCGGTGAGCGTGCGGCGCTCGGCGTCAACCGCCTTCAGCTCGAGCCGAGCATAGGCGCGGCGCGGCGTGGTTTCACGTGAAACGGCTTCGGGCATGTCTGATGCCCGAAAAGTGTGCGCTTACCGTTGAGGTTTCGTCTTACGAAACCCGGTCACTTGATCGGATCGGTGAGGCGGAAGACGCCCGGGAACGGACGCCGGTCCTCGACGTGCGTATCGATCATCTCGCGCAAGATCCCAGAGACATCCGTCCCGCGCGCGGCGGCGACCCGTCGCAATTCGAGGCGTTGCGCGGTGGTCACGCGGAGCGTGAGCGTCGTGTCTGTGCGCGTCCCGTAGATCGACGGCCGGCCTGGTGGTCGTTTGTCAGTCATGGCGCCCCTCCGATCACAAACATCTGGTATTCCGGCTCGGACTCCGGCGGCAGCGTCGCGAGCTTGCGCGCCATGAGCGCCGCGATGACCGGGTCGATCCGCCCGCGGCTTTTCTTCTTCACCGGGTAGATATTGTCTTTCCCGTCGCGCTGCACCACGACGTTGCTGATGCACCACGCCATGAGCGGATGGCCGCCGGCGTCGACCAGGCCGTCAAGGACGTCCGCTTCGAAGTCTTTCGACGGGCCGCTCATCTGCGCCAGCGTCTGCGGAATCTCGACGACCGGGAACCCTTCCGCCTGCAGGTCCTGCTCGAGATTGCCGGCATTCCACGGATCGAACCCGATCTGCTGCACATCGAACAGCGCCACGGCCTCGCGAATGATGTCGACGACGACGCCCTGGTCGATGCGGTTACCCGGGTTCGTCCGCAGGAAGCCGCGCTCGATCCACACGCGATACGGCGCTCGGTCCCGCAATGCCCGCTCGTCCACCGTGTCTTCCGGGGTCAACGCCCACACGACCAGGCGCCATCGGCGGTCACTCCCCCCCGCGACCGGCGGAAACGCGGCCACGATCGCCGTCAGGTCAATCTTCGAACTCAGATCAACCCCAAGGCAACACGGCCGGCCGCGCAAGTCCTCGGGAATCACAAAGCGACTATCAGTCGACCAGACCGTTTGCCCGTGCCGCCAGCCGTCGAGGGACAGCCACGGCGCATTCGTATTCACCCAGAGGTTCAGCCGCTTCTGCTTAAACTCCGCCGCAGCGCTCGGCATGTTCTTCGCCTTCAGCGCGAGCTTCCGCAGATCGTCGGGATTCACCGAGAGGCCGAAGTGCGGATTCGCCTTCTGCCACGTCCGCTCGTCGAGCCAGTCATCGTCGACGTCGGCGTGGGCAATGAACGCAAAGAACGCCAGCGTCGAGGCATCGTCCTCGAGGACCCCGTCGAGAATCTTGCACGCGTAGTCGTGCTGGTCGCCGCACGGCGACACGAGATCGTTGCCCGCGGTCGTAATCTGGAAATTCAGGAACGTATCGCGCGCGCCGGTCGCGCTCTCCATCACGTCGAGCAGGTCACGCACCTTGAACGCGTGGAGCTCGTCGACGACGATCACATACGGGTTCAAGCCGTCCGTTGTATCCGAATCGGACCCGAGGGGCTCGAGCTTGCTCGAGGTCTCGTCGCGATGCAGATTCGCCGCACTCACCGTGATGCGCGCCAGCAGCGCCGGCGTGATTGCGACGAGTTTCTTCGCGTCGTTGAAGACGATTTTGGCCTGCTTCTCCTTCGTCGCGATGACGTAGCCCTCCGCGCCCGGTTCGCCCTCGAAGAACACGGCATAGATCGCCACGATCGCCGCTTCGAAGGACTTCCCCTGCTTACGTGGTAGCTCGTTGTAGGCCGTCGTGAACCGCCGATAGCCCGTCTCGATATGTCGCCAGCCGAAGATCGACCCGAGGCGGAAGACCTGGCTCTCCGTCGGCTCGAAGAGGTGCCCGGCCCACTGGCGGCCCTTGTAGTGCTTGGCCTGGCGCGCGAAGTCGAGGAAGCGCAGCGCGCAGGGCTTCAGCCGGACGCGCGCGTCCCGCACCTCCCACACGAACCGAAACGGGAACCCCGGCGTCCCCTCGCGCGCGCGGTCGCGCAGATGTCGCGCGCAGGCCAGGCGGTGATACTTGCCCGCCGGCAGCTCGCCCGCCACCACGCGGCGCGCGTAGGCGTCGACTGGATTAGTTGACCGCGGCGTCATCGTCATCGAAATCGCTCAGCGCGTCCCCCTGCGCCGGCGGCCCCTCGCCGCCGCTCACCTTCGGCGCCCGAATCGCGGACGCCGGATTCAGAATCAGGTCGTTCTCGTAGAGCCGGCTCGCGAGCACCCACTGCCGGAGCTCTTTCAGCGTGGCCGACCGGTCCGCGCGATCCGCCGCCCGCCGGGACCCCCAGCGCCGCCGCAGATCCGCGACGACCGCCAGGGCGGTGCAATACTTTGCCAGCGTGTCGCGCGCCTTCAGCGTGAGCCGGTGCTCCGCGGCGAGCAGCGGCGCGTAGTACGTCCAGAAGCCCCGCTCCGCCCGCGAGAGGCCCGGCGGGGACGGCGCGCAGACGATCATCGCCGCGCCGGCGTCCCCCTTCGTCCGATGCTGCGGCCGGTCGCGGCTCCCGTGCAGCGCGCGCGTCGCGGCGTCCTTGACGGCCGGCCCGCTCTTGACGTGACCTCCCCTGGGCATCAGTCAAATTTCCTGGGGATCGGATCCGTTTGACCCATCCACGCATGTTGAAGACCCGGCCGGGTTTCGGACGCCCCTTGTTGCCATTAACTTTCAGGCCCCCCCGTCGGCGCGACCATCCTCGCGCCGTGTCTTCGCCAAGTGACACGCGACACAGAGCAGCTGCACGCGTGTGACGTCGCACACCGCGCGCGTGGTGCGTCGTTCGGTGTCGGTCAGCGGCGGCTCGTGGTCCAGGTGCAGGCTCGAGCCGTCCGCACTGGTGAACGTGAACAGGCCGGCGGCCTGGCAGGCACTGTCGGTGGTGTGCGGACCGGTCGGGAGGGCGGCACCACACACCGGGAGGACCCCAGCCTCGACCAACTGGGCAAGGAAGTGCGGCCGGAAGGTGAGCCAGTCACGGTCGTAGCCACGCGCGTGCGCCGTGCCACGGCGGCGGTCGCAGCTCGGGCAGCGGCCACCGCCAGTGACCGTGTGGCCGCGTGCGCAGAGGCGAGCCGTGGCAAATGACATCGGTGCTAGACAGTGTGCGCCGACATGGCGCGCTGAAAGGCCAGGACGCGGTCGGCCAGATACGTGCGCCAGAACCGACGCCCACCGCGACGGTAGCGTAACGGTCGACAGCCGGCCTCGCGGTAGGTCATGGCAGCAGCTTGCTCCCATCGGGCCCGAGCGCCACGGTGGCCGAGCGCGGCCGGCGGCGGAGCGCACCCTCTCGCACTTCCCTGTTCTGCGGAAACGGCGGATGCACGTCGTCGCCGCGCTGCTGCAGCAGAATCACGAGCGCCGCCTGCTGCACGCGGATGTTGTCCTGGACGCGCTCGATCGCCTGGTCGAGACCGTTGCGGCGTTTACTCATATCGCTTCGTCCTTTGCCTCGATGACCGCGCGGCAACGGCCAGGGTAAATGGGTCCTCGCGTCGCGAAGACGGCACGCGTCGTCGCGTAGTCGCGCTGCCAGTGCTCGACGAAGGCGCTCTTGCCGAAGCTGGTGATCACTTCGACGCCGCACTCGACGCATTCGTAGCAGTCCGCGTCCCAGAGCTTGTAGGGGGACTGATCCTCGAGCAACTCTTCGACGGTGACGCTGTTTTTCTTCACCGACATGAACCGACCGCACCCGCAGAGGACGTTGGACGACGTCGGCATCAGTGCTCCGCTTCGGTGAACGCGACGCCGTCGGCCTGGTCCTTGTCGTCCTCGTGCTTCTTGACTCGAACCTTGACGTCGTCCTCGCCAGGCACGATCGTGATCTCGATGCCATCGTGCCGATAGATCGTTTTGTCGTATTTTTTCATCAGCTTCCGCGCGAGCGTTTTCGCGGCGCGCTCGCGCTGCGTCAGCGCCATCCGGTCATCACGGATCTCCGCGTACTCGGCCGCAATGTCGTCGAGCGGCTTGATGGCGTGGTCTTCCATCCCGGGCAACGGCGCCGCGCGAGGCTTCGCCGGTGGGACACGGCGGTGAGCCACCGTACCAGTCATCGTGTTTTTTGCGCGGGCCATGCGGTCCTCCTCTGCTCGGTGACGTAGGCGACGGCGGCGAGCGCCGCGGTGAGCGTGTGGGTGGGCGGATAGGGAAAGCCTTGACGCACCAGCCGGTGTTTCACGGCCTCGGCCCAGGTGGTGTAGTCGGCAGCGGCGGCGAGCTCTTCACTCGCCATCGCGCAGAGGATCCGATGCGTGAGTAGGCGGGCCATCTAGGCGGCCTGTCTTTCGTCGGTTTTTCGTACAAACCGACGCGCAGCGGCGGTTAATACACGGAAGGTACTAGAACCCGTACGATCCGATCGTGCCTCTCCCGGTACTAGTACGTACTTGGATCGTGGTACGGGCGCGCGCGAGTCTCGGCGCACGTCCCCGGGGGACTCCCCCGGGGACTCCCCGCGGTACTGCCCGTTCCCGCCGCGCCGTTGCGCCTCCTTTTTCGCGCGCCATTTTTCCCGCTTCTCTTTGATGAGACTGGCTTTTGGGTTCCAGTCGAGGTAGTCGTGAATAAGGAAGCCGCCGGGTACCCGATGCCACAGTCGAACGCTCCGCGAACAGAGGACGTTCGCCACGTCTTGTGGTGTCTGAACGAGACCACAAGCACAAACGAGGTGCATGGGGACAAACCCGTCGGTGAGGTGTTCCCGCGCGTACGCCAGACCCACCATGTAGAGCGCGAGCGCCTGGGCGCCGCCGTTCGGCCCGAGCTTCGCGGCGGCCTTGAACAGCTTCGGATGTTCGGGGAATTTGTCGTCGACGTACAGCATGGTTAGTTCAATCGCTCTGTGTCTGCCTGATTGATTCTCTGGGTCAATAGGTTCCTGCGTGTTTCATTTCGTCGCTCAGTCGGCCACGCGGTTACGCGGCCTCGTCGTTCGTTCCATCGATCACCTCGGCGAGTTGCCGGAACATCACCGCCTGTTCTTCGCGCGTCAGCTTCCATAGTCGCAGTTCACTCGCGAGCACTTTCATGCGGCGCACGAGATCGCTGATGACCTGCGCGCGCATCCCGGGATGATCGGCAATCATCTCGACGGGAAAGTAGCCCGACGCCTCGATGGCCAGGACCGCGTCGGCGTCCTCGCGGACGTGAATCAGCGCGCGGATGCGCATCTTGTCGAAGACGCCGCGGAAGCGATTGAAGAACAAGACCGCCTGGGCCTTACGTGCCCAGGCGGCCGCCGTCAGATCGTTCCAATCGAAGAGTCGCTGATCGTGCTCGTAATCCCACGTGACGAGCTCGTCAGCGGTCGTGACCGCGCCGCGTTTGATGGCCGTGAGCGCCTGCCGGACATAGGCGTCCGTCGCGCTCCACGTGCGTGCGGTGGGATTCTCGGCGGCATCAACTGCGGGGTCGGTCATTGTCTGCATGGCGTTTGACCTCTTTCCTTGCATGTTTGAACTTTCGTCACTGCTTCGTTCCGTCAATGCCTCGGTCGTTCGTTCTATCCGTACTTTCGTCTATCTATCCGTCGCTTCGGTCAGTCCGTGTTTCGCTGTCTCCATGAATTGATAGCTGATTGGATCTGTGAATCCTTCCTTGCTTTTATCGGTCCGGGACTTATTCCATCCATTTGTCACTCGATCGGTCCGTCTGTGGATTAGCTGCGTCGTTAGCTAATTCCATGAGTTGGTGCATCGATGCGTGAGACTCGTTGCGTGCGTCAGTGTCTCTTTCCATCTCTGTATCGCTAGCCTGCCTCTGTAATTCACTCGGCCTGCATCGCTCTTTTGGTCTTTCGATCGGTCCATCCGTCATTTGTTGTGTGATTTCCTGCATCCTTGGGCTGTCTGCCTGGCTAGATCTTTCGATCCTTAGTTCACTGCGTGCGTCTGTTCGTTCGATCGTTCGATCAGTCATTCATTAGCTGTATCGGTCGTGTTTAGCCGACCTCGATCACCTCGAAATCGCCGAATCCGGCCGATCGGCCCGGCGACAAGCCGACCATCTCGCCAGCAAGCCGCAGCGCCTGCACATACTCCGACACCGAGAGAATCGACGTCGGAATCAGCGCCTCGATGGTGAAGTCCGTGCCATCCGCGAGTTTCTCGCTCCGGCAGAACCCCTTGCCCTGGCCGTGGTCGTTGACGGGCCGCTCGACCTTCGAGAGGTTGCCATTGGTCGCGATGCGGATCGTCTTGAACCCGATGCGGCGCGCGAGGGCCTGCTCTTTGCCGATCATCGGGAGCGCCGGCGTAATCATCGCGCGCAGGTTGTAGCGGAGGATTTGGATCTGGCCGTCGCGGTCGCGCTCAAACGCGTTGATCGGTGAGCCGTCCGTGTCCTTCACCGGACAGCCGCCGAGCGCCGCGGTGACGTAGCGGCATTTCACCGTCACGCTCTGGAAGTCGCTGTACTTCGGCGCCATGGGGCTCGCGAGGTCCACGAGGAAGCCGAGCTCCGGGGGAATCTTCTTGACCTCGGATTTGCTGAAGCGCCGATCGGCCCACTCATACCCGAGCGCGTCAACGCCGTCCTTCCAGGCGCGCCGCACTTCCCGGAACATGCGGAAATCGCGATAGAGCACCGCAACGCCGCGCGTGAATTTCTCCGGGCCGAATTCCGCCTTGAGGTCCTCGGCCGGCACGAAGCCCTCGGCCTTGACCTTCAGCGCCATATTGGCGATGGATTCGGAATCGTAGCGGACGGTGACGGTGGCACCGTCCGCCTTCTGGCTCTCGGTCTTTTTTGTCGTCATTCTGTTGGCTCCTTTGTTCGATTGCTTGGCTTTATCACTCCCGTCATTCGGCTGCTTCGTTCGATTCGTGCGTGGTCTTGGTTCGTTCCCTCGTTGAATATCTGTCTGCCTGCATCCATGACTCGGTCCCTGACTCTGTGCCTAGATCCTCTGAGTCGATCGATTCGCTAATTGACTCCATTGGATCGTTCAGTGACTGCGTTGCTCGGAGCTGCCGCCCCTCCCATCAATGTCTGCTGCCGCGCCTCACCGCTTCGACGAGCCGCCACACAATCGCGCGACTCCCACTCGGCGCCGGTCGACGTTCGCCCGAATCCACCACCAGGCCGGCATCGCGCAGCTCGCCGCGCCGCTTCCCGGCGCTGGTCTGCTGCCGCCCAATCGCCGCGCCGAGCTCGAAGTCGGTGAGCCCTTCTGGCGCGCGCGCGAGCGCGGCATAGGCACGGTCACGGTCCCGCGCGCGGTCGAGGGCCGCGGCGTCGTGGCTGGTGTCAGGGTCCGTGACTCGCACACGTCGCCAGGCGCCAGGGTCAGGCACCGCGGCCTCGACGCGGCCTTGTCGGCCGTCACAGTGCAGCCGATGGAGGAGATCGCCTCCGTCCTTGACGGGCTCACCGCAGAACAGGCAGCGCGCAGGCGTCATCGCTCGGTCACCTCGGCGCGCCTTCTCCGCAACAGTTCGCGTCGTGCCTCACGCTGCGACTCAAACCACAGGCGACAGAGGCCGAGCTCTGGGTCGAGATACTCGACGCCCCAGAGCGCCGCGGCCTGGCTGTGCACGAGACGCGGGAACATCGGCTCAGAGGACGTCATCGGCGCCTGGCGTCTGCAGCCGCGTGATTACGGCCTCGTACATCGCTTGCGTGAGATCTTTGGTGCTCTCGACGCCAGGCGGGAGCGCCGCGCGCAGCGCCTCCTCTGACACGCCGCAGTCCTTCGCGATAGCGAACAGCCGCTTGCGCTGCGCCGCCGTAATCGGTTTGTCGGGTTTGCCGGCCGGCCGCGGCGGCGCCTCGCCGTCCTCGCGCGCCTGGTCCATTTCCTCAGCGGCGTAGAGCCCCGCGAGTTGCTGGGGAAAGCCTTTCCGCAGCGCGTGCCCCTCGGCGACTTTCCCGAGCATCACGTGCGGCATCCGGCGCCACATGAAGTCGTTCTGCTCGGGCCGAAATTCCTGCCACCACGCGGTCGCCGTGAACGCGCACCGCTGCCCCTGCACCAGGCGCCACACCGTCACCGTCGCGCGGAACGTGGCCGGCGACTCGGGCCCGTCGGTAAACTGCGCGTCCTCGATACCGGCACACTCGCCCGTGGTCGCGGCGCGCGTGCGCATGAAGTCGATCGAGGTAATCGGCGTGTACTTGCCGGCGCGCTTAGTGAAGTGGATCAGCCGGTCGAGCGGGTGCACGCCGCGCCGCTGACAGTCGAAGAGGTAGAGCGCGAGCTCGGCGTCGGTGGCATCGCGCGCGACGGTGGCTTTGATCAGGTCGAGCTGTGCCGGCGTCACAAGCGGCGCCGGCGACTCGGGCACTACGGCGAGGCTGGTGTTCATCGTTCCTCCTAGGCGTGCCAGGGGCGGCGGTGGCGATGGAGACCGCGGCGCGGTCCGATGTCATCGCGGGTGGTGGCGTTCTCGATGGGCCGTGTTGTCGGACCGAACGCGGCGACGTCGCAGCGTTGGCAGAGCAGGTCGCCGGGCCGGTGATAGCACGGCAGCCCGCACTGCGAACAGTCGTCCACCTCGTCGCCCGGCCCGTCGACGATGAAGTCGCGAGGCTGCAGCCATTCGCCGGTCTGGAGGCGGATGCGCCAGTAGGGATCGCCGGCGCGCGGCTCGCAGCGCAGGAGCACGCCCTTGTCGTTGCCGACGCGCACGCGGAGGCCGTGGACAAAGCCGGCTTCCCGGGGCCTCATCTGATCATCTCGAGCACACGGCGCGCGCGCTGGCCGCCGACAGCCTGGCCTGGATGCCACTGCAACTGCACGCGGCGTTCGCTCCCCTCGAGCGCGACAGCCATCGCGTAGAGTGCCGGGTCGCGCGTGAGATAGAGCTGCTCGGCGGCGCCGGGGTCCTGGTCAGGCCCGGTGACGATCAAGTAATAGGGCGTGCCGGGGTCGCCGCGGCGAGGCACGACCCACGCGGTCCCGCGAATGACGGCACGGGGGCTGAGGAAGGTGGTCGGCGCCGGCGCGGCCGGTCGGAGCTCGGGCGGCATCGGCGTCACCGCGCGCGCGAGAAGGATCGGACCACCTGGAAGCGGCCCTCGAGGTAACGGTCGATCAGATCGGCGCGATAGCGTGCAGCGCGACCGATACGCGGACGGAGCTCCTCGAGCATGGGCAACCGCCCGGCTTGCTTCAAGGCAAAGAACGTGCGGCGCGGCAACTGGAGCTTGTCCATGACCTGCGCCCGGGTGTAACAGCGGTCACTCATGGCGGGACTCGCCGATCATGCGGCGCTCACCGTCTTCCGCCGACTCGTCAGGCGGCACTTGCAGTCGCGGGAGTGGGCCGCGCGGTTGCTCTTCGCGCGCTCGAAGAACAGCCGAATCTTGTGCACTGTGCGATCGTGCGGCTTCGACGCCGCCGCCGATTTGGCCAGGTAGTGCAGCGTCCGCGGGGACATCTGGATCTCGACCCGCGCCATCGCGGCCGCGAAATCCGCCCACGTCCAGTCGTGCGCTAGGCGGTAGTCGTCGAGCAGCGCCAAGGGGTTGTCCGGCCGGTCCTGAGTCATGCGACTCCTTCGCGTGTCTTGTGATTGCGTAAAGTGCAATCATTGCACTTGCCAAGAACGCAAAGGCTACAATTGACATGCTATAAAGTCAAGTCGCGATCGGTGGATAGCTCAATCGTCAATGCTGAGTCTTGCAATATTTGCAAGAAGGCTGTAAGTTTCCACAGTGCGGCGGAAACACGACAAGCAAAGGACAGATGCAGCTATGACCGAATTTCGACAACTCTTGGGAGAACTCGTGACGCAGTACGGAGGGACGAAAAAGGATCTAGCTGAAGCGATCGGCGTGACGCCGTCCACGCTGAGTCATTTCCTCACGAGCCGCGGCGCGCACGCGCCGAGCGTGGAAGTGTGCTTGCGGCTCGCCACCGTGACGGGAACCTCCGCGTCACGGATCTTGCGCGCCGCGGACAGAGGGGACGTCGCGGACGTGATTGAAGACCTCTATGGCCCGGCCGCTGAACGCCGGCAGGCGTTTCTCGGCATTCAACTGACGCCGCACGAACAAAAACATGTGGCGGCCCTGCGCGGCCTTGACCCCAAGGCCGCCAGCGCCTTCTATACGCTCGTGGACTACAGCGTCCAGAAGCAGGGACGGGTCCCAAAACTGACGCCCTTTCGCCGCCGCCTGGAGGCGAACCGTCGGCAGAAGGGCGCCTCATGAGTCCCGACCCCTGTCACGGAGACGACACCGGCACACACGCGGGACGCCTCGTCGGGGTCGCGTTCCTTTCTACGGAGCAGGACACCGATGGCTGCGAAGACCAACAGGAAACTGCACATTGTGACAGCGAAGGGCGTGGTGCGGACCGTGCCGCGAGCCAAACCCGCCCGCGCGAAACTGCCACGCGACCAAGTCGCCTGGCAGTTTCTCCCCCCGCATATTCAACGCGCGGTGTCGACGCTGATCCGCATGATGGGGCGCCGGGGGTGAACGCGGTCCAGGGCCCCGCTACACTTTGCAATTATTGCAAGGTTTGCCGCCACACGTTTACACTAGTGGCTACCCATGGGCCATTTTGGGACATTACTGCGCGGCCTCGCCGACGAACGCGGAGGCACCCACGCGGAGTTTGCCAAAGCGATCGGCGTTCGACCCGACACGTTCAGCCGGCTGCTGGCCGGCAAGCCCGCCGACCCCACGATCTGCCTCAAGATCGCGGACGTCACGGGGACCTCGCCCTCGAAACTCCTCCGCGCGGCGGGCCACGGGGATGTGGCCGAGCTTATCGAAGACCTCTACGGGGCGCCCGCCCAGCGACGCGCCGGCCGATCGGGCGGACTTCGCTTGACCCCGCTCGAAGAGGAGCGCACCCGCCAATGGCGCCGGCTGCAATCAGCGCCCGAGATGACCAAGACCCGGAAGGCCCTCGAAGAAATTCTCGCCAGAATCATCGAGCTCCAGGAGGCGCGCAGTCCCCGCGCGCCGGCACGCTCCGTCTAACTCCCCTCAAAAGCCAGGCACTAGTCAAGGCGGGACAATGACCGACCGCGACACGGACGATCTCCTCCGGTCATTCGCCGAACGGCTTCGGATGGGGCGCGCCCAGCTGGATCTCAATAAAGCGACGTTCTGTCAGCAGGCCGGCATCACCCCGAACACGTTGCGCGCGCTCGAGCGCGGCGCGCAGTATCCCAACCACGAAACCCTCGCGCGTCTCGCGCGCCTCCTTGGGACGACGCCAGCGGCCCTCACGACGAATGGCGCACCGGCGATCGAGAAACCCGCGCAGGTGCAGCTCATGAGTGACGAGACGGTGAAGAACAAGACCGTGAGTGGCGTCGCGTGCTCGTTTTGTGGGCTGGGCGATGACGAGATAGAGCTCCTGATCCAAGGAAAGAGCGCCGTGTATATCTGCGATGTGTGTGTGTCGGTCTGCGTCGACATGCTCGCGACCGAGAAGGCCACGCGCGCGCGGCGTGACAAGCTCCAACAGCTCCGCCGCGACCTCGCCCAGATGCTCACAAAGACCGACGCCGACATCGCCGCACTAGAGGCCACGCCGGAGGCCCCGCCACCATCCACGCCGCCAGCGCCCACACCGCGCCGCGGGCGACCGAAGAAGAAGAACAGCAAACCCGCCGTGAGTGAGAAAGACGAAGCACTGTGACGAAACGCAAAGGCCAATCGATCGGGAAGGGTGTGCGCCGTAAGGGCAATAAACTCGAAGGCTATGTCCGCGTGCGCGGCGTGCTCTATCGGCAATCCTTCGATCCCGGCACGCCGCTCGCCACGATCGCCGCGTGGCGGACGGCCACCAAGCGCGAGCATTTCGGCGGCGGCAGCCGCAGCGCCACGGCGACGAGCCTCGCCGAGGACATCGCGAACTACGAACGCCTGATCGTCGCCAAACCGACGCGCGCGCAAATCCTTGCGCACTTACACCAGTGGGCGTCCGCGCTAGGTCGCGATCGGTCGCGCCACTCGGTGACGACTGCCGACATCAACACCGTCATTCAGCAGTGGCTCCTCTGCGCCCCGCCGCGCCAGACGGACCGCGGCCGGCCGGTCCGGGCCCGCGGCCTCGACCCGCAGACGATTCGCAAGTATCGCAACTCGCTGCGCACGTTCTACGCCGTGCTTAACGCCGGGCTCGAGCTGCGCAACCCTGTGCAGGACGCGCAGAATTTTGCGCCCGGCCCGCCCGAGGTCCGCGGCACCGACTACGCCACGGTCGCGCGCCTACTGGACGCCATGCCGGACTACTACTACGTCACGCACGGCCAGACGACGGCGTTCTCGAAACTCCGCGCCGCGGTCGTCGCCTATACGGGCATCCCGCCGGGCCTCCTCGGCCAGCTGACGCCGGCCGACTGCCGGCTCACGGACACACCGCCGACGGTGCGCGTGCCCAAACGGCACAAAGGCGAGGGCGTCGAGGCGCGGCGGCTGAAGCTGACAACGCAGGGCGCCGCCGCCCTGGCCGCGCTCATCCGCGCCGGCGCCTGCGGGCCGTTCGCCGTCGGGCCGGTGAATGTGTCGGTCAAACGCGCGGCGCGCCGCATCGGGTTGGCGCACTTTACGCTCTACGACCTCCGCCACAGTTTCGGGGCGCAGATGTATCGCGTGACCGGGGATCAGGCGACGGTCGCGCGCCTCATGCTGCACGCCGAGGGCTCAGTGATGACCGCCCGGTACACGAAGGCGGCGCATGGCGAAGTCGACGCCGCGGCGATTGCGGGGTTCACCGCGACGACGCCGGGGTTCACGCCGGCGCCGGTGCTGGTCGTGCCCAGCGTCTCAAAGTTGCCAAGAGTTGCCAAACGCGCTGCGTCCAGGCCCGGGTATTAGCGCTCTTGAGCCCACCCAAAAACCACCCGGGTCGTGGCCAAGTTCCTGGCAACTTTCTGGCAACTCTCACCCCACAGAGCCGCATTTATCAGCACTTATCCTGCACCGATGCCGATGGGCGACGAGGCCGGAATTCCACGAAGTATTGAATGATTTGCTAAGAATTCGGGGGGATTCTGGCTGGCGTCCCCAGCGGGATTCGAACCCGCGTTTTAGCCTTGAAAGGGAAACCGCAGGTCACACCATATGCTTGAGCAATTTAAAGTTCTGCGTTCTTGGCAACTTTTTGGGCAACTCTCGCCCGGACTCTCGCCCGGACAGCGCCGCACCAAAACCGATCAGGGGGAATCGTGAGCGTCCCGTCGCGCCGGGCGGTCCGCCGGATGGCCGGCCCCTCGCATCCGGGCGTCTTCATCCGGGAAGAGATCCTCGACCCGCACCACCTCACGATCACGGCGGCCGCCGCCGTGATCGGCGTCGGACAGTCGGCGCTGTCCAAGCTGCTGAAGGGGCAAGCGTCGCTGTCGGGGGAGATGGCGCTGCGGGTGGAGAAAGCGTTCGGCGTGTCGATGGACACCTTGCTGCGGATGCAGGCCGCCTATGACGTCGCGCAGACCCGCCTGCGGGCCGACACCATCCACGTCGCTCGGTATCGCAGCCGCAACGCCTGGCGGAACAGGTTCCCGGGGTGATGACGCGAACCGACACGACGCTCCGCGATGCCCCTCTGCCTGGGGGTCAGGGGGTCGCTGGTTCGAATCCAGTCATCCCGACCAAAATTGCTAGGAAAAACGCTCGGCGCCGTCGCCGGGCGTTTTTTTTTTGGGGGTATGTGGGGGGTAACAGCGGCTCTGGGGGCGCCGCACC